GTCCTCGAGCGTGCCGAGGTCGACGTCCGTCACTCGCATGGGGAGCTGGTTGTGCCCGATCTCGTCGTCGGTCCACGCGAAGACGTCTCCGGGGTTCAGTCCCCAGAACTCGCGCTTCACCTCCAGGACGCACTTCCCGAGAGGGCGGGCGCGCTCCCGGATCTCCCGGTCGGCGATCTGCTGCGCGAGCGTGGCGTCCTTCACTCCCGGGAACTTCAGGTGCGTCGGGTCCACCTGCCCCTGGGCGCGGATCTGCCCCGCGGAGCTCCCCTTCGCGTACGTCGGCTTGTACCCTCGGTTACGGTCACTGAAGTCCACGTACACCTCGTTGATGAGCGACTCCCAGGTGCCGGGATCCCAGTTCTTGACCCGCTTCACGTCGCCGTCCGCGCGGACGATCTGCGGTACCGAGCCGATCACGTAGTCGTCGCGAGCCAGGTTCACGGACCACTTCCCGGTGGTCTGGTTCAGGTAGATCGCGCCGTCGATCTGGCGCTCGAGCTCCCGGAGGAGCTCTCCGGCGTCCAGCGCGGACGTTACGACCATAGAGAACCCGTTGCCTTCACTATAGAGCGTGTCGGCCGCTGTAGTAAAGCCAGACGTATCTATGTCGGAGGCCGGGAACCCGAAGCCCCAGCGCGGGTCCGTCAGGATCTCGTAGATCACGTTCATGGGGTTGCAGTCGTTCGAGTTAACGAGCTCCTTCCCGCCGGTGAGCCCGAGGCCGTTCGGGATCCGACGCACCTCGAACTTCCACGGCTTTATCGAGGGGGAGTTGCCGAGGTACCCGCCCTCCCAGACGACGTAGCAGACGGGCCGGTACGCGGACGTGTGCGGCGTCTGGTACGTCGAGAGGTACGTACTGGCCGGCTGGGACCCGTACCCGGAGAAGACGCGGAAGTCCCCGATCATGCCGCCCTGGCCGTGGTCGTCGCCGCCGAAGAGGTTCGGCTTGTTGATGCTGATCACGCCGTCCTGGACGGTTCCGCTCCAGACCTCCGTGTCGCCGATCCAGATCCGGCGGAGGTTGTCGATTCGGCCGCGGCAGAGGGCGGCCTGGACGCCGACGTTGTACCGGTACCCCTGGATGAACGACTTCTTCGACCAGAGCCCCGTCTTGACGGTCTCCTTGATCGCGTTCTGCGAGAGGTCCCCGTACCAGACCACGTTCGGTCCCTCGAGCTTCACCGTACCCCAGACGATCGGCTGCGGCCTCCCCTCCGTCGCGGTCGGAAAGGTGAAGTCCCCGAGCGCGGCGGGGCGCGCGTCCTCGATGTTCGGCTTCGGGCGGAGGAGCTCCCCGAGCACGATCGAGGCGACGGCGATCACGGCGGAGACGATGAGCGAGACGCCGAAGTCCGCACGTACCGCGGTCGGGTCTGCCTCCTGGGCCGGAAAGAGGAGGCTAAGCGCCATGAGGAGCATTATCCAGCACGGGATCTTGATCGGCTGCATTAGTCCAGTCCTGTCTCGAATATATTTTTCTCGGGGACGAACGGGAACCCGCCGTGGTTGATCTTGTTATTGAACTTCGTGTGGCAGTCCTCCGCGATCCGCTTCTTACAGCCGGCGCGGAACCCTATCGTCTGGCCCAGGGGAGTCGTAGTAAATGGGACGAGGACCGTGAGGTCGTCTGTGCTCTGCCGGATAATCGTCCGATACTCGCCGTTCCAAAGCACGAACCCGTTCTCGAAGTAGTCAGCGCCCAGGGCGCCGGCGCCGGTCGCCGTGAGGACGTCTCCGGAGACCGCCGTAACGTTGAGGTTGTGCGTGAACGCGGCCTCGTTTACCGTGCACTGAGAGTCGAAGAGGTCGTTGTTACAGAGTCCGGAGAAGGTATCCCGCGGGATCTGCCGGTTCTTGACGCTCGTAATCGGGAGGATCACGAAGATCGAGGTCCGGCCGTGGTCGTTGAACCCGGCGGAGAACGCGAACCCCTTGTAGTACGTGACCACGCTCCCGTCGTCCCGGTGCAGCCGGTAGATCGTGCAGGAGATCCGGTACCCGGGAGCCACGAGCTTGAAGACCTTCGCGAAGTCCGAGCTCGACGGCATCTGGATCTGCACCTTGTCGTTCCCGGCGTGAGACATCTTCTTGATCCGGGTCCGCTTGATATTCAGCGGTTCCCAGGTCGCGCTGAGCGCGGAGACCTCGTGCTCGGAGCTCGTGTACCGGTGGGTCACGGTTCCGTACGCGAAGAGGTAGAGCTCGACCGGGTTCCCGGCTTCTACGCTGGATTCTCGTGCGTCGTACGTCATTCGAGTACCGTTCTGACCGGGGCCGATATGGCCGCCTGCCCGTTCGCGTTCGTGTGCTCGAGGATGATCTCATCGCTGTCGAAACGAACCTTCTCGATGAAGGAGACGCGAACGATCTCGTCGAGCGAGACGTTCTGCCCCCACTGTGAGTCTACCGTAAGCTGCTCCTCCGTAGCAGAGAGCTCCGTAGAGCCGGTGACCTGACGGTTCAGCTTCGTCCCGTCCGTCAGGAGCACCTGCACATCGCCCTTCGGCGACCGGTTCCGTACGAGGGCCGTGTACCCTACGTGCTTGATCTTGCACGTCGTCGAGGAAAGCGTGAGGTCCTCCGTGATCTCGAGGTCGTCGTAGAACGTCGGGAGGTAGAACGAGATCGCCCTCCCGCGGAGCGCGTGGAGGAGCTGCCGGACCTCCCAGAGCCGCTGCCGGCTCCCGCTGAAGAAGACCTTCCGGCTGCCGCGCCGGGAGGCGTCCTCGTCGCTCCAGATGTTGAAGAGCCCGACCTTGCCGTCGAGCCGGATCTGCTCCCGCGCGAGCTCCTCCTCGAGCTCACCGGCGGCGATCCAGTTCCCCTCGTCGAGGAGAACCTTCCCGCGGTACGTAGAGAACGCCGCCGTAGAGGAGAGGTCGACGGCCGGCTCGACGACGTGGTACCGGATATTGAGCCGCTGAACCTTCTGCGGGAACCGAGAGCCGCGGACCCGCTCCTCGAAGTGCGCGGTCCGGACGGGCATGACCATGGCGCCGGCCGCGAAGGCGGTTTGGAACGGAGACTTGAACGTGATCGTCGTCTCGGTGAAGCTGTCGACCTCGAGGGCCTCGAACGTCTCCGAGTTCTCCCAGACGATCCCGACGGAGTCCTCGCGCCAGTCAGCGTACGAGGTTGACTCCACGTTTATCATCGTATCTGAGATCGCGATCGCCCCCGTGGCCCAGGTAGGCTCGTGCCACATCGGGAGCCCCGCCGCCCGCCCCTGGGCGTCGAAGAGGATCAGGAGGAACGCCCGCCGGTCGTGCCCGTCGAGCTGGTAGACGGTATCAAATATCTGCCTCGGAGCGTCCCGTAGAGCGATCCGCTGCTCCGCCCCCGTGAGCCCCTTGATCACGTCCGTGAAGAAGCCCAGGCGCTCAATGAACGGCGTCTCGGGGAGGAACGGGATCATGATCGCGCGCTGCCCCGTTACCGGGATCTGGAAGGCGCCGAACCCGACGACGCTGAAGTCGATCGTCCCGTTGATCGTCGGCGGCCCGTCCGTAGATACCGTGAGCGTCCCGAGGAAACCGCTCTGCGGGTAGAGCGTCGTCGGGAGGCTGGGGAAGTCCGGGATCGAGACGCCGGCGTCGACGTTGTTGGTCCAGGAGTTCCAGGTATGGCTTTGCCGCCTGAACGCGCTGTATATCTCGATGTCCCGTTGTACCTCGGAGAGGATGATCCCGAGGGCGTAGGAACGGTCGATTATGTGGATATCGCCCCACCAGTCGTACCCGGCGTTCTCGGTTAGTACGGCCGCGTGGCCCGTCGGCTGCTGCGTAATGACCCCTGCGCCCTGCGGACCGCCCGTCGCGGAGCCGGCGAGAATAGCGAGCGATTCTCCCGCCTTGGCGGTAACGGAGGACCACTGAGGGGCCGTACTGACCTGCCAGTTCGGCACTGTGATCCGATTTACCGTGTCGGCGGTAACTCCGGGGTGCTTTGCGCCAGGGTACTCTGCCATGTCGTCCTACTTCTTGAACGCGAAGCCAGCGTTCCAGCTCTCGTCTGTATCGTTCTGAAGGTACTGCTTACGGACCCAGGGAAAGACCTTCCAGACGTCTGACCCGACCGTGAACTCGTCCCCGGGCTCCATGTGTTTGATGTTTACGACCCGGATATCGGGGGCGTACCCGAGGAGGCGCCAGCCGTCCGGCGTGACGAAATCCTCCCGGTACCAGACCTGGATCGGGATCAGCGGGACGTACCCGTTGTTAGGGTTCGCGGCGTACGGACCCATGGCGTTCTGAAGGAAACCGTCCCGGACGCCCCCGACCGCGTACCCGCGACTCTCGCCGTCCCCGTCAGGCGTCATGCCGATCTCGCCCGCCCAGGAGACGAGCCAGCGCCCAGGGGAGCCGGGCTGATTCGGGAGCCCCTCCGCGTGGACCGTGTCGGCGATGTTGTACGCCGTCGTGTTCGCGGCGTCGAACGGGACGTGGTGTGACGTGGAGCGCGGATTATCCCGGTGGAACGTAGAGGAGCTCCAGATGTGGCCGCAGGCGTACTCGCCGCCGGTCCAGTCCCCGATCTTAACGAGTTTGCCGAATGACATGTGCCGGAAGACGCCGGCCTCGACCTCGAGGACGACGTGTGCGTACGTCGGGCTCGGGCCGTCCGTGAAGAAGTAGTGGTTCGCGAACGGACCGTTCCCGATCCGGTCGAGGCGCCGCTGCGTAGTGATCGGTGACCCGGTCTTCTGCCCGGTCCCGCTGTCGTTCGGGTGGTTCCCCGGCGTATTTCCGGGCGTGTACCCGAGCGCGTGGTGGATCGAGATCCCGCCGGTCGTGGCCGTGGCGTCCCACCGCATAGAGATGTAGACGGAGGCCGGCGACGTGATGTGGAACGCGAGCTCCTTGTTCGCCGTGTCCCAGTCGTCCTGCGTCCAGCCGTTCGCGGTGAGGAACGTGAGCATCTTGTTGAGGAAGTCCTGCTGAGAGGACGCGGTTCCGGTCTGGTATGCCATGTCGTCCTCCTATGCTTGCTCTATAGCGAAGAAGGCCCAGTTGTCCGATCGGTTGCAGTTCTGGAAGATCTTGTACACGCGGTTGCCGATCGTCAGGGTGTCCTCCGTCACGAGGTTCGTCGTGTCCGACACCGCGGAGACGGCATAGACACCGGCCATCTCGCCGTGGGCAACCTTGTCCGGGCTCGACTGGAGAACGGTCGCTGGGAAGAGGATCGACTGGTTGCCGCTCGAGTCCGGGGTCTGCATGATCTCGATCTGCTGTATCCCGGGGTCGCCCGTCTGCGGTATGAAGTCATTGCCCTCGTAGGTGTTGTTATAGTAGAGATCGGCGCTCGAAGCCGGCGGTGCCGGAGTCCCGCCAGGCCATACGACGCATTCAGTGACTTCTCCTCTCGCGGAGAACAGAAGCTCCGAGTTCCTGACGCAGCGCCAGTTCCCTCCCGGATCGCGGACGTATCCCGGGCCGAGGTCGTCGTCGTTCCCGGCGATCGGGTCACACATACCGCTGTAGTAGATCGAGGTCGAGCTGAAGACCGTCGCGTACTCGCTCTGGCAGCCCATAACGAGGAACGGGTAGTCGTACTCCGCGGAGGTTCCGAACTGGTTGAGCCAGCCGAGGTAGAAGTTCGGGTACGTCGATCCAGACTTCGCCACCCCAGCGATCCGCCGCGGAGTAACAGAGAACCAGTACGTGAGGGTCGAGTTGTTGAGCGGGGTGTAGCAGCCGGGACGCGCGGCCGTAAGCGGGTCGTCGTACCGCCCAGGGGAGATTCCGGGCTGGCTCTCGTAGAGGAGGCCGGAGTCGTACCCGGTCATCCCGGCGAGCTCCCAGTTGTAGGCGGAGGTTCCCTCCTTGAACGTCCGGATCCCGACGTATATCTCGTCGGAGCCGCCGCCGATCCCCTTCAGGATCGCCTCGTTGAAGTTCGTATCGTTATCTACGAACGTCGGAGTGAGCGTACAGCCGGAGCCGCCGGTCGGCGAGACCGTAGTGGCGACCGGGGTCGTGAGGGGTTCGGCGTAGTGTCCGGCGTTGACGACGGAGACCGCCGTGACGACTCCGCCGGAGACGGAGTCCACGTTGTACGTGGCGGCCGTGTCGTCCCCGAGTCCGCCGACGAGGGTGAGGGTATCGTTGACCGAGTACCCGGTTCCGCCCGCCGTAACGCTCGCCGTCGTACACTTCTGCGTACGGCGCTGCACGGACCACGGCGTGACGTACGTTACAGCCAGCGTACAGCCCGTCCCCGTCCCTCCGGTCGTCGACGCGGGGTTCCCTGGGGTAACGGTGTAGTCGCCGCCTGCGAGGAGCTCCACGGTCGTAACGGCGCCCCCTGAGACCGCCGTGACCTCGAACGTGGCCGCGGTTCCGAAAGTTCCGCCGGAGACGGTTAGCTTATCCCCTACGACGTATGAGGATCCGCCGGCTGAGACTACGGCGGAGGTCGCCTGGTCTGCCGTGGCGAACGTGATAAGGTCGTCGAGGAGGTCGACGAAGTCGGTCGAGGTTCCAGTCTTCCAGCTCATAGTCCGAGTACTCCCTTGACGGCCTCCGGGTTCCGCTCGATCGAGTTTAGGATCACGTTATCCCCCGCGGGGCCGTTCATGGCGCGCGGTATACTCTCTTCATTATCCACGTTCACGACGGTCACGCTTACCTCCGAAGCGCCTCCGAGCTTATGGTTCGGGACGATCGTCCCGGAGCTCGGAGGTACGAAGACCTCCGGACCGCGCTCCCCGACGACGGTCGGACGGTCCGCGATAACGCCTCCGCCGGCCTGCTTTCCGCCGCCGACGCCGATGATACCGCCGAAGAGTCCTGCTATACCGGAGCCGGAGTCCGTCCCGCCGAGTTCGCCGCCGATCGCCTTCAGGATCAGCGTCTTCAGGATCAGTTGCAGGATATCACGGCCGAGTGAAGAGAAGAGGTCTGAGAACGCCTGCTTCAGGTCGTCGACGTTCTGGAACCCCGTAGCGGCGAAGTCCGCGAGGGCGCCGGTGGCGTCGTCGAAGGCCGAGACGAGCCGGTCCCCGACGTTCTGCCCGAGGGCGAGGGTCGAGGCGTTGAGCTGAGCCATAGCCTCGCTCATGCCGTCGAGGAAGCCCGGGGTCTCCGCGGCCTCCGTGTTGGCGTTCTTGAGATTCTCCGCGAAGTTACCGATCGCCGAGGCGCCCCCCTCGGCGACCTCGAAGAACTTCTGCCCCGCCTCCGTCTGGGCGAAGACGCGACCGAGGGTCTCGACGCCGGCCCCGAGAGCTCCGCCGAGGGGTCCGCCCAGGGCGGTGCCGATCATGCCGCCTGCGCGCGGAGCCACCTCGAAGGCAGCCTCCCGCTGCCGCTGCTTCGCCCTCTCCCGCGCCCCCTCGAAGAGCCCCTTCGTGAGGTCCTCCAGCGGCGTCTTCTGGAATCCGATCTTGAACGCCTCGCCCATTGCTTCACCAAGGCGTTCGCCTATGGGTTTTATCTGACTTCTTTGCCGGCGCTCCATTGCTTTAAATTGTTGCGCCGGGAATCCGAGGCGTGCAAAGAGCTGCGGCGGAAGATCTACGCCAGGAGCTCTTTTTCTACCGAGAAGAAGTGCATCTGTAATTACCCCGCTAAGGTCGTTCTTGATCTCGTCGGCGAGAAACTGGACTGCTCGAATGATAGCCGCAACCATGCCGCGAGCAAGTCCGGTGATTCGATCGAACGTGCGCGCAAAGAAGAGGAGGATATTCTCAAGCGGAAGTTTCACGTCGTCCTGGAGGCCGGTGATATCGTCCTCGACCCCACCGAAGAGGTCGGACCACCACCGAACAGCGTCCGACAGCAGATTGATGACAGTTTCCCACGACTCGGACATGAGATCGCCGAGAGTGACGAGACCATCAGAAGTAACTCTTATCTCGTTCTTAAATGCGATTAGCGATCCGACTGCAGCGCCCAGGGCGACGATCAGGAGCCCGACGGGGTGAGCCGCTATGAATCCGAAGAGCGTCTTGACGGCCGGGATCATGAGTACCGTGATCACGCCGGCCACGATCTCGATATTCTGGCCGAGGAACCGGAGGGCGTCCGCGAGGCCTCGGACCACCTTCTCGAGGACGTTCGCGGAACCGTTCATGTCCCCGAGCGAGAGCATGACCTCCTGGGCCGCCGACTTCAGGGCGAGGAGGGCGCCGTTCAGGTTGTCGTCCATGATCCGCGCCACGCGCTCCGCGGTCCCGCCCGCCTTGTCGAGCTGCGACTCCATCTTCGTGATCGTGCCGTCTCGGACCGCCTCCCGGAGGACCTCGAAGGCCGGGCCGCCGCGGTCCCCGAATATCTTGAGGGCGCGGCCGGTGTCGATCCCGGAACGGGCGAGCCGGTCGAGGGCGGTCGTCAGACCGACCTGAGAGACCCGCACGTCGTCCGCCGTAAGCCCGGGCTCCCGGAGGAGCTTCTGAGACTTGGCGGCCGGAGACTCGAGCTCAGAGAGGATACGGCGGAGGCCGGTACCGGCGAGACTGGCCTGGAGACCCGCGTCGCTGAGGGCGCTGATCGCCGCCGTGGTCTCCTCGATGTCGACGCCGACGCCGGCGGCGACCGGGGCGACGAACTTCAGGGCGTCCCCGAGCTGCTGGACGTTCGTGTTGCTCTTGTTGGCTGCGAGGGCGAGGACGTCCACGACGCGGCCGGCCTGGTCCGTCTGGAGCCGGAACCCGCGGAGGACGTTCGACGCGATGTCCGCGGCAGAGCCCAGGTCGAGGGCGCCAGCCTGGGCGAGGTTCAGGGTGTCGTCTATAGTCTCGATCGCCTCGGAGGCGTCGAACCCCGCGCGCGCCAGGAAGGAGAGCCCCTGGGCCGCCTCGGTCGCGGAGAACCGCGTAGTGGCGCCGAGCTCCCGGGCGATATTCCGCAGGCCGGTGAACTCCTCCGCCGTGGCTCCGGTGATCGCGCGTACGGTGCTCATTTCCTGGCCGAAGTCCGCCAGGAGCCCGATCGCGGACCGGAGCGCGAGGGCGCCCCCGAGCGCGACGAGGGCGGTGTTGAGGCTCGCTACCTGCCCCTGGGCCTTTGCGCCGGCGGCGCCGACGCCGCGGAGGCCGCGGATCACGCGCCGCGTCCCCTTCTCGTTGACGAAGATTACGATACGTTCAGTCGGCATACGTCAGTCCTCTCTCCCGCTCAGCTTACGTTCCTGGAGGACCTTCGCGCGCTTCAGTACCGCCTCGGCGGCCTTCAGCGCCGCCGGCAGCATCCCGTGTGGGGCCTGACGGCTCGTTCCGTCGTTCAGGTAAGTTATGTACTCGACGTTGTTTGTAATCACTACGGAGGCGCCCCGCGGACGGACGAAGAGTACGTCCCCCGCCTGGTCGAGGGCGGCCTGCGTGTTGGCCGCCTCCCGCGCTCCTGAGCCCCGCTCGCCGGAAGTGACCGGATTGACGATTTCGGCGGACGGAGACCCGATCGAGACGATCCAGTTGGCGCGAGCCCGCCCCGTATCGACGGGCGTAGCGGTCACAGCCGCCTCGTCCGCCGCGAGGACGACGCGCCGGATCAGGGCGTCAACGCCCGAGGCCAGGAACTTTCCCTGAAGATTCATTCTGGCCTGAAATTCCGGTCCGGTTTTGCTTGTTGCCATGTTTCTCCTCGTACCAGGCAAGGAACTCTCTGTCCATTATACTGATGAAATAGAAGAGCTCGTCCGTCTGGTCCGCGTCGTAGCCGAGAGCCTCCGCGTAGTGGGAGATCGCGAGCCACGAGATCGGGTACGCCCCGCCGAACCCGGCCTGCCGCGTCGTCGAGAGGTCCTGGTAGGCTTCCCACCAGAACTCGAGCCACGGGTAGAGCTGGGGAGCGTTCTCGATGAACTCGGGGAGGGGGAGGCGGCGCCGGTAGCACTGCTCCGCGATCCAGTCTTCGTCCTTCCCCTTCCCGAGCGCGTAGAGGAGGACGTCGGTCAGTTTTTTGCGTCTTCTTCCCTGACCTCTTCCAGGAAGAGCTGCGCGTTCTGCGCCTGGGCCTGGAGGTCGTCGAAGAGGTCCGGGAGGTTCTGGAAGAGCCTGACGCAATTCTCGAAGGTGAACGGGACCTCCTTCTTGCCCTTCTCTCCGATGTCCTCCGCGCGGACGCCCTTCCAGTCGAGGACGATCGTCTTCGCGTACGTCTCGTAGGCGATCTTCTCCTGGATCTCGTCGGGAATGAGGCCGTGCTTGAACTGCTGGCGGTACTTCCTGAAGAACTTCTGTCCCGCCGCCTGGAACCGCTTGTTCGATCGGCTGGCGCGGGCGACGAGGATCTGCTGGCCGTCCCCGTAGTCGAGCCAGATTCCCTCGTTCTCACTCTTCCGGTCCGTCTTGAACTTCTTCCTAAGTGACATGCGATCCTCCGTAAAGTTGGGGGAGGGCGGCGCAGGGTCACACGGTTTATCCTCCGTCGCCTGACCGCCCTCCCCGGGCTCTATTACTCAGCCGCGTCGGGCAGGTAATCGAAGAAGACCATGAGGAGCGTATGATTCAGCGCGCTCTGGATCTTCGCCCCCGTGGCCGCCTCGTTCGTGAGGGGCAGCGTGATCGGCTCGTCCTGGGCGACGTTCGGGCGCCCGTCCCCGAGGGAGAGGAGCGGAATGTCGACGACGATACCGGCATTGGCCTTCACGATCGCGAAGTCCAGGGTGATGTCGCTGTTGTTGCGGACGGCGCTGACGCCGGCCACGTCGGAGAAGTAGGCGGTCATGCTCCCGCCCACGGCGAACGTCCCGGCCGTGACCTCGAACGCGCCCAGGGTCCCGACGGCCTTCGCCGGGCTGAGGTTGTTGTTGATCGTGACCGTGAGCTCCTGCACGAAGGCGAAGAGGGGGGTCGGCGCCTCGTCGTCCCCGTCGTACACTGCGAGCCGGATTCGAGTGAAGTCTGAGCTCGTGTTGAAGGCGTCCGCCTCGGTGATGGCCGGACGGCTTCCGCTCTTGACGCCCGTCGAGGCGGTCCGCTGCTCCGCGTCCGCGGAGACAAACGTGAGGTCCGCGTTGACCTTGTCCGCCGTGTTGACGTTCAGGGTAAGCTCGGACGGGATCGAGCCCGTCAGGTACTCGCTCTGGATCTGAGTCGGGGAGGCGTCGTCCGGAGCCCCGAGCGTGCGCTCGATGTTGTAGCTCCGGCGCTTGATCAGCGTCCCGGTCTCGTTCTTCAGCACGCGGCCGAAGAAGATCCGGATGTCGAGTCCGGTCCCGGTCTCGGCGACCATCGTGGAGTCGCTCTTTCGAGCGTGAGGACGTTCGCTGCGACGCTGAGGACCCGCTTGAACCCGTTGTTGACGGCGTTCGCGAACTGATCGGTAGCCGTATCTCCGCCTACGAAGATCCAGTCCCCGGGGATCAGGCCGAGCTCGGTAAAGTCCTTCGCCGAGGACGTGATCGTCGGGAAGGTCCCGGAGACGACGACGTCGAGGTCGGCGGTCCCGAACTCGTACCCTACGCGGGAGATCGTCCCCGTCGGGCTGGCTTCGTCCACGAGGTCCTCGGAGACAGGGACGGTATTCTCGTCCGGCGTCCCCGTGACGGTCTTTAGACCGTTGTTAGCTGCCTCCGCGAAGTCCTTCGCCCAGAGGAGGTCGCCGGCGGCGAACTGGCCCTCGGTATCCCAGGTGACGGTTAGCGTACAGCCCGTCCCGGTTCCGCCCGTGGTACTGACCGGGTCCGTCGGGACGACGGTATAGGATCCGGCCGTATCGAGCGTGACGGCCGTGACGACGCCGCCGGAGACCGTGGCCGTGAACGTGGCCGGAGTTCCGGTGCCGCCACTGGTACTAAGCGTGTCCCCGTCCGTATAGCCGGTCCCGCCGGCCGCCACGGCGGCGCTGAGCGCGGTCGCCGTGAGCTCGTACTCCTCCGCCGTCCCGTCGACGTTCGTGACGGAGTCTGAGTCGAACTCGCCCTTCGTGCGGAGATCCGCGTAGAAGAACCCCTGGAGGAGCCTCTGGAGGTTCGTCTGCGTGAGGTCGGTGTTGAACCCGCCCGAGGCGTCGAGATCGGTAATCACGCCCTTCTTGCGCTGCCGGTCCGCCGAGATCGGGTTCCGGGCCAGGAGCGTGACGGAGCCCCCGAAGTCGCTGTAGCTGTTAGGCTCCAGCGGGTACCAGACTGGGGAGCCCGGGAGGGTGTCGAACGACGCTTCCTCCGCGAAGCGGAGCTCCGTGATGTTGCTGTCGATCTTGTTTACGGTTGCCATTCTGTAGCCTCCTACACGAACTCGTCGTACTCGAAGTCAGCGAGCACGTTTACCTGGTACCAGGACCCGTCTGGGCCGATTTCCTGGACTCGGACATTTCTGAACCAAATATGACTCGTGGTCGCCTGCCCCTCGAACGCCGCCCTCGCCACGCCGGCGAGGCTCCGCGCGTTACTGAGCGCGGCCTGGCTGAGGGGCCAGAAGACCTGTATCGTTATTATACCAGCCCGATTGAACCGGCGCTGGGTCCCGGGAGCCCCCAGGTTCGCCTGCCCTCCCGTGAGGTGCCGGATCTGGACCCGCGCCCAGGGGTCGCCGGAGTCTGGGGGGCCGGGGTCGCCCACGCCGTCGTACCGGACCTCCGGCGGAGTCCCCCCGTTGAACGCCCCGGCGTTCGCCTCCCAGGCCGTACGGAAGGCGCCGAGGATCTCGTCGTATGCCGTGTTTATGTCTGCGGCCATTACTGCCTCACGACGAGCTCGAACATGACGTACTGCGCCCCCGGCTTGAGCTGCCGGACGTGCGTGATCGAGAACCGGGTCCCGTCCGCGCGGACGATCTGGTCCGTCGCCGCCGTCGGCGTGATCGCGAGACCGGAGGCCGCGACGTATACGATCTGGTCGCCCGCCTCGACTACGGTCCCGAGCTCCCGGCCGAGCTCCGCCTCGAGCCAGACGGCGCGGACCTGGTAGCCGGTCTCCGCGGCGGTCCGGTTCCAGGGCTCCGTGGAGTCCGGGATCGTGTCGCTCCGGCGCTGGATCGTGCTGAGCTCACCAAACTTGGTGATCAGCCGGAGCGCGAGGGCGCGGGCGTTGTCGTACTGGGCCACCGTCTCTACCCCCTGTCGGCGTACCCGGACGCCGTAGTGAGCCCCGTGAGCTTCCGGTCAGCGACCGGGTACTCCGGTGGCGAGTACAGGGCGGAGCCGGAGAACGACTTCGACTCCTCGATCGGTCCGACCTTCTCCCGCTTAGAGGAGACGGTGCGGCCGGAGACGTCCCTCTCCGGCGTAGGGTCGAGGTCGCCGGAGAGGGCGATGAGGGCGTACTCTGAGCACGCCTCCTTAACCTTGGTCGGGACGCCGGTCCAGACGTATCCCTGAGAGTCTTCCGCGTCGCGTCGCGGCCACTCCGTCGCCTGATCCCTCGTGAGACGGACGCCGACGAACTCCCACCGGTCGTCCAGGTAGTCGGTAGCGGTAACGATCGCCTTCTCGATCTCCCCGCCGCCGCCGTCGAAGTCGTTGTCCCGCGCCTTGTGATATGCCTTGAACTCGGCTACAGTTACGTAGGCGTTAGCGTTGTCGATCGTCCCGCCGTCGTTCTGTACGAAGAAGTCAGCCATGGGTCACCTACTTCGTTATGTCCTGCGAGATCTCGAACTCCCCTTTGAGAATCGTCCGGATCTTGCTCGCGTCGTCTGTCATCTGCACGTCGTAGAAGTACGTATCAGGCTCCTGATCCGCCTGAAGCGCCGTCGGCTCGAACGAGACGATCCCGTTCGGACCATCGACGATCGTACCCGAGAGCTGGAAGAGGTTCTCACTCGCGTCAGCGGGGTCTGAACTCGGATCCACGGTGAGGACGAAGGCGTATAGCGAGATATCGATCGCGTTCCCGTCCCCGTCCGTTATCGTCAGCGTGAACGGGTACGTATCGCCGCGCTTGCGGCAGATGTCTTGCTCCTGCGGGCAGGCCATATCAGACTCCTGTCTCTATCTCTTCCGGATCGATCGCGACTGTAATCGTCGAATCCGTTACTACCACCGTAATCGAGTCCTCTTCCAGCGTAGCCGTGAGAGGTCCCTGAACTATAGTCGTGCTCGTCGGCGTCGGCGGGAAGACCTGGTTCCGAGTGAATATCGGGTAGATACTTATCGGATCTGCCATCAGGGAGTCCTCTCCCGCCGGTCCGGCGTAACGGTAAACGTGAAGGCCGGCGTCGTGTCGTCGTCCTCGTAGACCGTTATCAGCGTATCGCTAGCGTTCACTACCACGCGGTTCGTCGTAACCTTCCGGATCTTCTCCGCGGCGGCGAGGATCGTGACGAGGTCGTCGAGGTACGCCGCGCGGGCGGCGGTGTAGCCCTGGGCCGTCATGGCGGTCTGGACGTCCGCGATCGTGATATCGTTTAGCGCGGCGATCGCGGAGATTACCGCGGAGATCGTCGCGTCGAGGTTGTCGAGGTTCCCGGCTCGACCGGCCGTATAGCCCTGCGCTGTAAGAGCCGCCTGTACGTCCGCCTGCGAGAGATCGTTCAGCGCGGCGATCGCGGAGATTACCGCGGAGATCGCGGCGTCGAGGTTGTCGAGGTTCAGCGCCCGCCCAGAGGTGTAGCCCTGGGCGGTCAGCGCCGCCTGAACGTCCGCCTGCGAGAGGTCATTGAGGGCGCCGATCGCGGCGGTAACCGCAGAGATCGCCGCGTCGAGGTTGTCGAGGTTCCCGGCGCGCGCTACCGTATACCCCTGGTTATCCATGGCAGTCTGGACGTCCGCGACGCTGAGATCGTTTAGCGCCCCGATCGCGGTCGTGATGTTGCTCTCCGTCGTGGAGAGGGCCTGGTCGATGTCGTCTACGAAACCGCCGACCTTGATCTCCCCGACCAGCGGGAGGTTCGCCGCGTCCGTCCCGGGAGACTGGTCGACCCGGACCTCGTACGTATCGTCCGCAGCGGCGTTCGTGATCGCGCTCGTATCGAAGTCGGAGTGATACGTCCCGGGGTCGTTCGTAGCGTCGGTCTCCGTCATCTGCTCCTGTCGGGTGGTCCAGCCGGACGCCTTGAACGTGTCGTCGCTGAAGTCGTACCACTGCCCGTCGCTTACCCTACGGATCGAGAGCAGGATATCCGTTTTCCCGGTGAGAGGGTCGAGAGAGCCGTCGAGAACGACGGCCTCGATCCGCTCCGTATCTCCCGTTTGTATTCGTACGCTCACGGCTCTACGTCCAGTAGCTTCTTCGGCTCCCAGGTCTCCGGGTCGGGAACCTCCTCGGTCGTGAGGAACCCGTAGGCGATCGCGGCGATCGCCCCCCTGATCGTGTCGTTCGGCGAGTCGAGGGTAACCAGCCGGGTCCACCCGTCGTACGGGGAGATCGTGCCGCCGCAGCCGGCGCACTCGCCCGAGGTGGCGGGAGCCCACGCGCCGCAGTCTCCGCACTTCCCGAGCGCCATACCGGGCTGGAGAGGGTTCATGCCGTTCTCGATCTTCAGGTACGTGAAGACGTCCTCGCCCGTATCCGGATCCCGGTGCTGTATGAACGACGACTCGTCTGCCGGATTCGTCAGGCGGCCGATCGTGAGCCAAAACTCCACCCAGCGCTGGCCTATGTACGGGTTCTCCTCGATCTTAATAGAGGCGATCCGAACGCGGTCGAGCGTCTGGGATACCTTCGGGCTCCTAAGCAGCTTTGACATTCTCGTATACCTCTCTCGTCTTGGCGGCCGCGTCCTGCCAGGTAAAGTCCTCGACCCGCTGGAGTCCGAGAGCCGAGAGCTCAGCCTTCGCGGGTCTATTATACCGTAAGAAGGTGAGCGCCTCGACGATATCGGAAGCACTTCCGGGCTCGATTATCAGGGAGAACTCCTGATCGTCCTCGGTAACGATCTCGCCGAGGCCCTCGACCTCCGTAGAGATCAGCGGTACGCCGGCGGCCATGAACTCCAAGGCGACGATCCCGAACGGCTCGTTGATCGACGGCATGAGCCCGACGTCGGCGGCGGAGTAGAGCCCGCGGAGATCGGCGTCGTCGTCCTGGAACCCGACCCACTTGACCCGCTCCGGGAACTCCTCGCAGAGCTTCCGGAGCCGATGCGTAACGTCCCACCGCTCCTTATCCTCCTCAGTGTTAGCGTTTACCTCACCGGCAACGACGATCTGATATCCCGTATCCCGCGTCTCGACGGCGTCCAGGAGGGGTCGGATACCCTTCATGTCGGCGATCCGGCCAACGAAGAGCGCGATCGGGCGATTTAGGTCCGCGAGGCCGTACTTCTCAAGAACACGCGCCGCGAGAACCGGATCCCGAGCCCACTCCCGCGCGCGGATCCCGTTATGTATCACGTTTACGGGCCGGTCCGTCATGAAGACCCGCCGCGCCGTCCGCTCGTAGGCGCGGGAGCAGAGGATCAGCTCGTCGACGCCGACTACCAGGTGCCCCTCCTGCTGCATGAGGTAGAGGTCCGTCTCCTGGTACTTCGTCTCGGTGGTCCATTCCTGGAGCGTAAGGTCGGTGATACAGAGGTGCATGGTCCCGACGAGAGGGACGTCGAGGGCGTCTCGGGCGATCCGCGCGACCTGGAGGGCGTTCCACTCGTGAACGTGTACGACGTCCCAGCGGCGCCCCTGAGCGATCAGCCGGGCGAGGGTCTTCGTGAGCTGGATATCGGCGACGAGGAGGCTCGACATATCGGGCTGGCGAGGCTTCCAGCAGACGAGCTTATCGGCGTGGTGCTTCTGGCAGCCGAGGTACTCCGTCGTTCCCTCCGCCGGCCCGGAGGTGAGGATATCCACGGAGACGCCCTGCTCCGCCATGGCCCGGTAGAGCTCCCGGACGTGGCGCCCCATGCCGCCGAGGATCCACTCCGGGTCCTCCTGACAGATCGCCAGTACTCTCATTCTCGGGTCTCCTCAGTATAGGATCGCGACCTCGCCCCAGCAGTTCAGGGTCCGGAGGCCGGCGGAGTAGTTCGTCCAGACCGTCCGGAATACCCGCGTCGTTCCCGGCACGGTCTCGTAAAGGTACGCCTCGGTGAGCGATACGTCGGCGCCGGTAGACGCGAAGACCTTGTGGGAGAGGTTCAGCGCGCTCGCCCGCTTCGTGTAAACCGCGTTGTACGACGAACTCGAGATCGTGCCGTGACCGCCCGTGGAGCAGGTCGAGGCGTCGAACTGGTTCCGGGTAGCGATCCCGACTACGCCGGCCTTCCCGCCGCCCTCGGCGGTCGTATTTGAGCTCCGGAACGAGAAGAGAACTGCCTGCGCCGCGTACGGGATCACGATGTCCCACTCGTCCGGCCCACCGGGGAGCGGGTAGACGGTGAGGGTAGTGTTAGCGACCTCGAGGTTCCCCGGCCGAACGTGGTGCTGGTCCGTGGAGACGTTCGTCAGCGCCGCGTGGGCGAGCGGGTGGCGGAGGAAGTCCCGGAGTCTCACTTCACCACCACGGAGCCGTAGCAGCTCATAAATCGAGTAACCGCGGCGGCGTTGTAGAACTCCAGCACGGCGTCGGAGCCGTCGATGTAGGCGTTCCGCAGGAGTACCCCGCCGCCGAACATCGGGGGCGTAAGGTACGCGTCGCCGTGGAGGCGTGAGTACCCGCCCATGTAGCTCGTTACGTACCCGCTCCCGTACGGCTTGATACCGATCCCGCTACATTCTCCCGCGGAGTCGCCAGCCACGACGAATACCCCGGTATGTCCCTGGATATCGACGTTCTCATCGCCCCTGAGGATCGCCCGGAGCGTCTTGTGACCGGGCTGCCCGAGAGGCTCGCGGTGCTCCCACGCAGAGCTCGCTGGGATCGACTGCGAGTTCACTATAACGTCGTAGTACACGACTGACGGGTGGTGATCGTCCTCACCGACGTCCAGCAGCATGTCGTGATCTGTGACGATCTGCTCTCCGAGTCTCATGTCACCATACCAGGGCTTGGCCCTTGACCCAGAGGGTCGCCGAGCCCCCGAAGTAGTTCCTGAACGTAATCCGGAGGATGCTCCCCGTGATTACCGCGTCCTGGACGCAGATGTACCGGTTTCCGCTCCCCGTGTTAGAGTCGAATATCTTATGCGTAAGGTACGAATCCCCGTTCTGCTTCGAGTACGTCGCGGCGTACACCTTCTTCGGGCTCGCCGCGTCGCGGATACTGTGACCGACGGCCTCCGAGGAGTCCGTCGTTACGACGAGCTCGGCGCACTCCCGCCAGAGAGCGCTTGAGATCCCGGCCGGGATCACGGCCGGACCGGTTATCTGGACGCGCGCGAGCTGGTACCCAGTGCGCCCGAGCGGGACGTCGAGGTCGAACGTCGTCCCGGGCGGAAGAGACTGGGCAGTGTTGCTGAAGCTGACGGATTCCGGAGCGTTGTGGTGGTCGTGTGCCCCCACGTCGAGGGCCTCGTGGCTTCGGCCGTCCGAGGGTGCCCCCAGGCGCATGGCTTCACCTCGCGGGGTCGTAGGTGGATACGTCTACCAGTACCGCGTCCGTCGTGCCGGCCGTCGCCCCGCGCACGTTGACGTGCGCCTGCCCCTTCGGGGGCGGAGAGACGTCGAGGGAGAACTTCTCTGTAGCCTGAACGTGCGCCTCAGCGAGGATCGTTTCCTTGGACTT